TGATTGCATCAATGACGATGCGCTTGCCAATAAGTTTACCACGGTATTTCCGCCCGATCTTCACCGGGATCTTCCCGTCCTTATGCTCTAGCTTCACCATCACCCAGTCGGGGTTACGCGCCGGATGCAACACCACACCGTTCAGCTTGTTAGGCACAGCCAGCGGCACTTCTAGCGCAAGCTCTACCTCGGCCACACCCTCGGGGGTAAAGTAGGTGTTCTTGCCATAGCCCGTGTAGTGCTGGCCCTTGGTCAGCTTCGTGTTCTTAATAGCCAACAAATCGTTGACGGTCTTGCCCAGCTTGTCGGCCAAAGCAATGATGGGGGTATTGATAGGTTCCATTAGTATCCTCCTGTAGTTCTTCGAGACTTGTTAAATGCTTTATCGTCAACGTAGCGGATGCCATCAATCGCCGCATACCGCAGCACGTCGATAGGATCCTTGTGTGCCTCATCTGGGCCACCATCCGCCGTGTACTCCTGTAGCGCGGCAATAATGTTTTGGCACCGATCAGAAATGTAGAAGTGTGGGCGGTTGACGCTATCCATGGGCACCCTGCGATTGTAGGCCATCTTGGTCTGCAACGCCTGTAGGCCATCCTCAATGTCCAAGCCGGGGGCCGGGACAAAGGTAAGCCCAGCATCAGCCAGATCCTCTATAATGGACGACGCCCCATTCTGCGTCTGGTACTTCGCGGCACCCAAGCGTGGGTCAATCAGCCGTTCAAAGACAGTCTCGCCTTCCTCCAAGTTACCAATTAACTCCACATAATCACGAATGCCGTAACCTAGTCCCTTAGAGCCTTCGCCCCCAATCCACTTGCCGCCATGCCATTTAGCCCAATCTCCCACGTTTACATCGGGCCATTCTCTATAGACCCAAAATGTTCCGGCCTCATCAACGCCGATCCAAGCCATGAACCAGTTCTTTCGGCCAGCGGGGTCAAGGATCATGTAGCGTGTAAGTCCCTTGGTGGGAATGGACTCATGCTTAACGACGTTAACCTCTATCGAGAAGTTGGGGAACTGCGTACTCTTGCTCTTCGTCGGAACGCCGTAGGCACGGCATAGAATCTCGTCCTCGGGACGATTCTTTAGATCCTCAGCAATACGCTCGTACCCGCCAAAGGGATTGTCGCGGGAATGGAAGTAGATGATGCCCGCATTCCGGTTCTTGCTTTCCTGTAGGAACGGAACCTTCCGGTGGTTAAGTAGCTCAGCCTCTTTCCACTCCAACGTCCGCGCACCCTCTAGATAGTCACGGACCACTTCCGTGTACCCATCAATAGGAGTAAACGTAACAATCATCTTGGCATTGCGCGTAGCCAGACGGAACCTCAGCGTAGCCAGAAGCTCAGGGCCAATTAGGTACTCGTCGCACCATGTACCAATGTTAATCCACTTAGCCTCCCGGCTACCCAACTCCGCACCCTCAAGGATGGTGTCGTTATTTAAGAACTGGGAGTAGGTCTTGAAGATGATGTGGCTCTTGCTCCCCGGCAGGATGAGGCTCGACTTGCTAAAGCCATTCTTTCGCGTGTAGGAGACATTCTCCTCAGTACCAAGAGTTTTGCGCTTAAGCTCCTCGGGAAGCGCATCGTAGATCGCGGACTGCTGCTGTCTGATGGAAACGTCAGCATTTTGGGCGAAGCACATTATAACCGCCCCCACGTTCTCAATCGCTGCCTTCACCACCGCATGAGCAGCCCAACTCGTTTTGGACGAACGATTACCACCACTTACAAGAATCTCGTTTTTCTTAGACAGTAGATCCTCCGCCTCGCCCCAATTCACCAGCTTAAAGCCATATCTATAGGGATCACGCTCAGCGTTCTCAATGGCCTCATGGTAGACACCCCACAGTTGAACCAACTGCTTAGGGTCCATCCGCGCCATCTCCTCCATCGTAGGAGGCTTAAGTATCGGATGTTGTTTCCAGACTAGGGACATACAGACTTGTGCTTTGTTCTAAAAGACAGCCGAAACCACCAGAAGCCTATGCCAAACCACCAATAGCTAGAGCGATCATAAACCTCTCGCTTAAGAAGCGTGATGCCCAAGTAGGGGCTATCGGCTTTACAGAACTCAATTTTGACTAGGGACATATACCACCTTAACCCTGATCTCGGGACTCCACCACTCCATCGTCCCCTCCTTCGTCATCGTCGCCGTCCACTTCAACTTCTGGTCCCACTCGCTCAACAGGGGTCGTGAGTATTGCAATGGTGTCATTCCGTAAAGCTGCCCTAGCCTCCTCAATAGCCTTCATAGCATCAGCAAGCGACGGCTTCCCCGTCCTATGCTCCACCACCACCTTCTGCTCCCCAAGAGCCTGCAAGCCCTTGTCCACACTAATGCCATAGCTTAGCGTTAAATCCTTAAGCGGCGTCTTCATCAACGCCTCATCATCCTCCATCAACATCTCTGTCTTCTTTGCCACCAACGCCCGCATCCTCTCCGCCATCTCAAAGCCATCTAACGCAAGCTCCTTGCGCCTTACATCCAAAGCCCGCTCATGCCGCGCCCTCAAAGCCGACAATGCCACAAACCCTATACCCGTAGTAGACATCACCTTCGCATACGTCTCCCCATTAGCCAGCATATCCAAGGCTAACGCAGCCTCCTTAGGCTTACGCTTCTCAATATAGCGGTGATTGAGGTTGGCTTGCGCCTCCCCTACACTCTCCACAATTGCTTTGGACTTCCTCCCCATGCAAACGTTCTACAGGTAGTGCTAAGTAGTCGTCAACACCTATTTGCAAATTTTTTAAAATCCAACCATCCCTAAGTGAGACATTCTGTCACACCTTGTCTACACACCACTCTACGGAAAGTAGCCATTTGCAAATTTTTTAAAGTGGTTTGTTGACCATAACAAGTGGCTCCCCATTTTCAGAATTTTTAAAAATGCCTTGTTGACCTATCGAGACACAGACGCGGACGGACGGGGCGACCCCCGCCCCCCCTGCTGCAAGTGGCTGGCAATAGCAAAGCAATGTCATGGCTGGCGCAATCGTTAGTCGAGTGCAACTGACACGCCAAGCAAGCAATACACTAATGCAATAACGTTGCAACGCAAACAATCCACACTCGCGCACGCCTCGCGTTTGAAAGGGAGTTGCCCTATGGGGGGAGAAAGGATTCCGACTGGAGAGCACCAGAACGCCGTGAGTAGACAACTGCCCTTGCTTTGCCATAAGGTGAGCCGTACCCGACGGGGCTTCCTGTCTCCTGTCTCTTCCCTGTCCTTCCTGTCTCTCTCTCTCTCTACTAGGGGAGGCTTTGGGTGCGCGGATTTAGGTTGCGCGGATTGGCTTATTGCAAATTAGGAGAACTTTAGAAAAGACTCAAAATAGTTCTTGCATCATCCAGAAGAGTGTGCATTCTCTTCTGTAGCTGAGGCACAAAGCCGAAGCAAAAAACAAAACAGAAAGAGACATGACAACGGCAGAAACCTATCTCACAAAGATTCGCCAAGCGGAGGTTGACGGGAAGGAAGTCTACGTTTGCACTCACTTAAAGGCAACGCGCATAACGCAAGCGGCCTTTGCCAAGTGGCGCAAAGCTGGTCGTGACCTGTTCAAACTATCGAAAGATGGCGCATTGCTTATGGCGAATGGGAAGAAATACGTTCGTTTGACTTCCGGCGCCGACATTCCCCTTGTTCGGATTATCTACGTTTCTTAACGCAAACCATAAACAAATACACAAATGAAAGTTCGCAAGTTAGGTTGCATCACTCAGGTTTCCTTCAGCGCGGCGGACGTTGCCGCATTCAATGCTCAATGGCCTTGTTCTTGTCTTCCCGAAAAGCGGGGCTTTGTCGAATTTGAAAGCAACGGCGATTTAGTGGGCGCGCCGGAATGGATGGACGGCTCCGAAGGCTTGGCCTTCGTTTCAGACTGCCAAGACTTTGCAGATAAGAACTAACGCAAACCACAAACAAAAACATATCATGACTAAAGAACAAGAGATTGCCATCATCCGTGAATTCGCCGCCAAGCTAGGGGAGAACAGTTATTTCGGCCCCGTGCTTGCTGAGGCTTTGCCGGAATTGGAGCAAGACATTAAGAACGATATCACTCCCTATCTGTCCCTGCGCAACATTAGAGACGAGGCTTTGTTTGCCTTGGAAGCGGCGAAGCAGGAGCGCACAACGGCGGAGATCAAAGCGGAGCGCATTGTCTCTTCGGCGCGAGAGGAGGCGGAACGTATTGTTCGCAACGCGAGAGAATACAAGGACACAATTCTAGTTTCTGCCAGAAACTTGCTTATCGAAAAGTCCAAAGAGCTTTACTGATTAACGCAAACCATAAACAAAAAGAAAGAACACAATGCAAAAGGTAGACGTTTACCAAATCGTGACGGATCGTGTCATTGAGGCTTTGGAATCGGGAGTTGTGCCTTGGCGCAAACCGTGGTCTGGCGGCACTCCGTCAAACTTAGTTTCGCGCAAAGCCTATCGGGGGATCAATGCGTTTTTGCTTTCTCTGTCGCGTTTCTCTTCCCCTTATTGGCTTTCTTATAAGCAAGCGCAAAGCCTTGGCGGTTGCGTTCGGAGGGGAGAGAAAGGAACCCCCGTTGTTTTCTGGAATTGGGTTGAGAAAACAAACGAATCGTCCGGAAAGATTGAGAAGATCCCGTTCCTTCGCTATTACACGGTGTTCAATGCGGAGCAGTGCGAAGGCCTCACCCTTCCGACTTCCGAGACAAGCAAAGGGGAGTTTTCGCCGATTGAGGAAGCGGAAAAGGTTCTCCCGGCGTATGTCAACGGTCCTACGTTGGCGCACGGCGGAGGGTCCGCTCATTACGTTCCGGCACGCGACCATGTACAAATGCCAGTCCGGGAGTCTTTTGATCGTCCGGAAAATTACTATCACACTCTGTTTCATGAGCTGATCCACTCAACCGGGCACGATAGTCGTCTCAAGCGTGCAGGGATTGCGGAAATTGCGGCCTTCGGTTCGCAAACGTACGCAAAAGAGGAACTAGTGGCAGAAATGGGCGCGGCGTTTTTGTCTGCCAAAGTAGGAATTGAAAACACTCTCCCGCAAACGGCTTCCTATGTCCAAGGATGGCTTAAAGCTTTGCGGAATGACCGAAAACTGGTAGTTCATGCGGCGGCGGCGGCACAAAAAGCTTGCGACCGCATTTTCCCTTCCGATAGCCAAGCGGAGGAATCTGAGGGATAAAACAACCTAAGCCAATCCCTTGCCCTGCTTGCCTTAATTGGCGGCGGGGTTTTGGGGTGCCGGGATTTCCGGTTTAACCATACACAAAAAGATGAAAGCTAATGGATATGTTTTGCACGAAGGAATCACGCGCAATGGTGCGCCGTTCGTCGCCATTGCGACGTTGTCGACAAGCAATCGAAAGACAGGGGACATGGTGCAAGTGTGGTTTCTCTTGCGCGACGTCAACCCCGTGCAGGGAGTGAAGGAAGCGATTGACGCTGCAACGGTTTGCGAGGGATGCCCTTTCGCCTCGGGAAATGGTTGCTACGTCAATGTGGGGCAGGCTCCGCTTTCGATTTGGAAGGCATACAAGCGCGGAGCCTATGGCTACCTCGCGCCGAAGGATTATGCGGAAGTTTTCGGCGGGCGAAAGGTTCGCTTCGGAGCCTATGGCAATCCGTCTTTGCTTCCGCTTTCAATCGTCAAGGCGGTTGCTTCCGTTTCGGCAGGATGGACCGGGTATTTCCATGACTGGAAAACCAACCCCTACGCTTCAGAGTATGCGCGATTTTTTATGGCCTCCACGGAAACGGAATCTTCGCGCAAGCAAGCGGAGGTTCTCGGGTTTCGATATTTCCATGTCTCGCCCGTTAAACCTGAAGGTGCAATGGAGTGCCTTGCGGAAGCTAAGGGATTGACTTGCTCGCAATGCAAATTGTGCGCCGGATTGGCGAAGTCTCGCCTTCCTTCGGTCTGGATTAATCCGCACGGCTCGAAATCCGCCAAGGCTTCCGCCGCTGCAATGGCCTAACTTTCCCCTAAATACACAATGAAAAAGACCCTACTTGCCTTGTTGTTAGCGTTGCCTGCCTATTCCGCGCCGCCGGAAAGGTTCTGGACGGCCCTCCACTACGTCGAAACGTCAGGGCGTCTTGGACCTATCCGGGGCGACAACGGGGCCGCGCTTGGCCCTTTGCAAATTCATCGCGTTTACTTCCAAGATTCGGGAGTGAAAGGCTCTTATTCACAAGTGGCAGACCTTGCTTTCGCTCGCCGTGTTGCGACGGCCTATTTCAAACGCTACGCGCCCAAAGCATGGGAGCGCGGCGACGTTTTAACGCTTGCCCGAGTGCACAATGGCGGACCGTCGGGGCATCGCAAGGCGGCAACTTTGGCTTACGCTCGAAAAGTAGTTAATGCAATGAAGTAACACAATGAAAACAAAAAACAGGCGCGCGTTTCGAGCGTGGCGGGAGAAAATGCATCCCTCTCAGGCCTTTAGCATTGTCAATGAAACCTACGTCGCGCCGATTGAGTTTTTAAATGGGAAGCTCTTTGACGTTATTGGAATAAGGAAACGCACGTTTTTACGCGAAGTCGGACCCTTGGCCGAGGCCTGTCGATTCGTTTATACGCACCGAACGCGCCGAGGATGGGGTTTGTTTTTCTGCGTCGATCCCGGCTTTCGTCAGGACAAGAAATGGCAGGAAGTTTATAGCGCGTTTTATTGGTTCGCCCGAGGATGGGCAGAGGCTAGCTTTCACAACTCAAACGAAGGGAAAATTAAATGAGCTACTCATCAATCTCATCCTGCGTGCGCTTTGCGGAGCGTATGCACGAACGTGTCGAGCAGATGGAACGAGAGGAGGCGAAGCTTCGGGCTTCAGCCGATAAACGCATTCGTGCGCCCATCTTCACCAAAACCCGTCGAAGCACAGGTTTCGGCAAGGGTATGGTGCGGCGTGACAAGTGGCGCGAAGGGATGCCGCGCATCACTCAAGAGGCTTGCGCCGTCGTGCATGAATACGCACTAGCTCGCGCCGCAAGTGAGGGCTACGTCGGGCGCAAGAGCTACGGCGACCGCGCAGGAATCAGCACGGCAACGCTCAACCGTTGCGCCAATGAAATGATTTCGGGCAAGATTTTTCTTGACCCTGTGGATGGTATTTGGAAAGTGAAGTCTGTTCAGGGCTAACAGGGAAAGACCACCGCCCTTTCGGGCGAGCACACGGGTGCAAGTGGCTCCCATGCGGGAGCTTAGGTGGTTATCCTGTTACCAACAAAGAAAGGAAAAACATGAGCCTAAATATCGAAGACGCTCGTTCCATTGTGTTCGAGCTTTCTGAGTACGCAGTGAATCGTTATTGTTTCGTGAATCAAGATGATTACGAAACGATCATGCGTCGCCGCCGCGAACTGCTCTCATTTCTCGACCATCAGGACCAGATGCTGCATGGTCGGCGCGATCCCCTGAAGGAAGACCCGCACCCATGAATGGCCTCTGGATTCCCGCCGATTTGTTGATCCGCGATGACCTCTCTCACACCGAGCGCATGGTTGCCGCTTTTGTCGGATCGTTTAAGCAAGGTTTCTATGGCAGCAATGAATTTGTTGCAAGGAGCTTGCACATTGAGAAGCGAACAGCCGACCGGGTTTTGGCTTCTCTTGCTCAAAAAGGAGTGATCGGATGGCGCGGTAATACACGTTTTTGCGCCGAATCGTGCTCATTAGTGAGCACACATTAATACATAGAATAAACAAAGACAATACGTTTTGTCAGTAGATTGCAATAACAACTAAACGCACATGAATAACATCCTGTCAGTACAACCGGGCGAGTACGTCAAAGGTAGCGTCATCGCCGACGTTAGCAACGCTAAGGCCATTCAGACCAAAACCGGGAAGACCATTTTCAAGGCCACCTTGAGAGATGGTCAGCAGTTGGTGGAGGCTACGAGCTTTTCCAAGACTTTTGAGCACATTGACGGCAAGCGGGTCCAGTTTAGTGGCCCCGGTATTCGTCGTGGAGATGACTACAATGGCAAGGTAGGGGTTACACTCGGGGAAAATGTCGTTTTTAAGGCCGTAGGAGAGCCTACCCCTAGCCAGACTGCCCCTCAGCCGGAAGAACCCCGTAAAAGCGAAGGAAAGGCCGTTTCTATGCCTTCCCGCATCGAGGGTGTGACGGTGGGAATGGCTATTAACAAGGCTGTTGACGCCCTGAATGCTCAGCAACTGGCCGTAACCGAGCTTGCCGTCTGGCAGATTGCATCACGCCTTATCCGAGTGGCAACGAGGCTTCAGGCCGGGGAACTGCACGCCTCCAAAGAGACAACTAGCGAGGAGGTTCCTTTCTAATGAACGACGATGACTATTGCTTTTGGAGCGTGGTGGCTGGTGCGATTGTCGGAGCAATCTTCACCGTTGGCATCATCCTCCTAATCGTAGATTTACTATTCTAATGCACGCCTACACCCTAGCGGGAGAACCCCGCCACTACCAAGAAACCAAAAAGGGGGCCAAGAATCCGACACGTCCGACCACCATCAAGGACATCCGGGAACAGAAGCTGTTGCCGTCGGTAACAGACATCTGCAAGATGTTGTCTGCGCCGGGGCTAGAGGAATACAAGATTGGTCAGGTCATCCAAGCCTGTTTCGAGGACACGCCGTCAGCCCATGAAGACATCTCTGGCTACAAGCGGCGCATCCAAGAGAAGGCAGGAGCCGATGCGGCTGGTGCTGCCGACCTCGGCACGCTCATTCACAACAGCCTAGAAACCTACCTAGCTCGCCATGAGGAGTGGGATGGCACGGTGAAGGTGGCGATGCCTGATGGTCGCGAAATCCCTATCCGTGAGTTCGTATTGCCCGCCGCTCTTGAGGTGGACAAGCTGGGCCTAGCGGATAAGGTGTGCGAGTCTGTCGTCGTCAATCCTGAGCTTGGCTACGCCGGAACGGTTGACCTTCATGGCAATCGTACCGCCGACCAATCTGGAAACAAGCAACTTGTGGTGGTTGACTTCAAGTCCAAGCGCACCAAGCCGGGGGTTGTAGTGGAGCCAATCGAAACCCACCCGATTCAGATTGCCGCCTACGTTGGTGCATTGACCCCGCCTTGGTCGATGTACTTCAACGCCGAGGGGTACAACATCTACATCTCGACCACCGAGATTGGGCGCGTTGATGTAGTCCACTACAGCACAGATACGATTAGCAGGAGCCAGCGAATCTTTGAGCATTTGCTTGCTCTTTGGCGTTGGCGTTACTTCGATCCACGTCAGGTTTGAGTCCATCGGGGGGAGCGCATCCGCACAACGCTCACAAAAACATATGAAGACAGAACAACTGAATGAAACACGTTGGAAGTACGATTTTCCGAGCCACTATCGGAAGGTCATCGCCGAGCTTGAGGCAGAGAATGCCGAGCTTCGTTCTAAGCTGAATGATCCCGCAGCCATCCTCATCGCTGGCGGGCATAACCTCACGCATGAACAGGTTGCCACGCTACTAGGCGAGCGGTTCGTACAGGACATGAATCACCTGCGGGAGCACAACCAACTGCTGCGCCGAGACCGTGAGCGCATGGACTGGCTCTCTGAGGAAGCGTTTAGCATACATATGCTGCTTGAGTCTGGTGGTGTCGAGGTGTCGTGCAGGGACGGACGCTATGATGGCGAGACTTTGCGCGAGGCCGTTGACGAGGCTCGCAGGGAAGGAGGTGTGTCGTGAACGCACCAATCGCCCCCGGATCGCCCGACTGGCTGCGGGCCATGGCTGCGTGTGAATTTCGCTGTATTTACTACGACGACGCGATAGAGCTTGAGGCTGCGGCGGACAGGATTGAGCAGCTAGAGCGCGAAAACGACGCGCTGCGGCACAGCGAGGAGAACCTAGCGTCTACCGTGCGGGGGCTGGAGTTTGAGTTGGAGAAGGCTGAGAAGGCGACGGCTATGCTACGCGGAACAGTCGAAGCACTCGGAGACGCGAATGATCGACTGACCATTGAGATCAGCGGGCTGCGGAAGGACAAGGAGCGGCTGTCTTGGCTGGCGGTTTCGGATGTTTGGTTTGACTATCCAGCCACCGAGTCATTTACGCCAGAAACATTCCGCGCCGCCATCGACGCCGCACGCACCAAGGAAGGAGGTGCGACGTGAGTGATGCACCAGAAATTATAGATGCTGCCGCAATCTTTCAGCGATTTCCTGATACTTGGGACACCATTTATCAGTACATCAAAAAGCTAGAACAAGAGAATGATGCTCTGAACGAAGCGGTGGAGAGCCTACGCACTACCCTGTGGGGTATGGAAACCGAGCTAGAGAAGGCCAACGCTGTGCTGGATCTGCTAAACACCCATTGTATGTCTGCCGAACCAATCATGGGTAGATCAACCTACCGATGGACTATCGAGCATGACGAGCCAGATATCCGCGCCGCAATTAGCAAAGCCGTGGCCTAGTCATGGACATCCTCACCGAACGCGGCCAGACCTACGTTCAGCATGAGAAGCGCGTGATTGAGCGACTGAAGCAAGCCTATGCCAACTCGTTCATCTACCACACGCCAATCAATGCTCCCGCATCACTAGACCTAATCAGCACACGCCATGGGCGGCTCGTTGCTGTTGCAGAGGTCAAGTGTCGCAACAATAGTGTCGATGACTTCCACAACTACGGCTCACTCATTCTGACATGGACCAAGGTTGAGGCACTTATCAATGTTGCTATTGCGCTGTACGTCCCGGGCCTAGTGATTCTCTACTCAATCCCGGATGACGTAGTGCTTATAGCCAAGGTTGTTAATCCCGATGGTTCTTTGGTTCGCAGCTTAGACAAAGATCACACGGTTACTCAGAAAAGTTGTAACGGGGGGCAGGCCACACGACTAAACGCCTACATCCCCATTGAAATGTTTGGACCACCTAAACCAGAATACTTCTAAAAAAACAGAATGAATCACGAACAGGTATTTATCGGCTCTTGCTTGCTTGAGCCTACCCTTATCGACACCGCCGTCGCTCAGGGGCTGAAGGCCGATGCGTTCACTAGCAACGACCGCAAGGCCATCTGGCTCCAGCTATTGGAGAACAGGACCAACTCCCGGCTCACGGATATGCAGTCCATCTTCCTTGAGATGGGCAACGCTTGCCCAGCCGAGGAACTGCTCGCCTGTGAATCCTCGGCACCCACCCAGACGCACGGTAAGAAAGCTCTCAAGGCTACGTTGGAGGCGGCCATCATCAGCGACCTACGCCCTGCCCTGCGGGATGCCTTGTCCATGATCGACGACAAGGAGAGTTATACGAAGATCAAGGAGGCTGTCGAAGGGTTGCCCAACCACCTCAAGCCGGAAGAACGGACAGAGGTGAGCTTGCCCGAAACCGTGGACGAGGCTATGTCGTGGATCGCTGGGCAGATTAGCGGAAACACGGCGCATGAGAAGGTAGTGGTTACGGGTCTGCCGCGCTTCGACGACTCAGCCGGGGCCATTGGGATGCACGAATACGTCATAGTCGGCGCTCGTACCTCAACAGGTAAGTCCTCGTTCATGACCCAATTGGCGGCACACAACCTCTACCGTGGGCTGCGTGTAGCCTACTTCACGTTGGAGACATCAGCCAAGGCCGTGCTCCTCCAGATGGGAGCACAGCGTGCGGGGGTCAATCTCCGCCGCCTGTCGATGGAGTTCACGAATAAGCAGGAAGCGTTGAAGAAGGAGATCGAGAAGCTGCGCAATATGCCCCTTCTGGTGTACGAGCGAGACCTGTCGCTCGACCAGATTGAGGCTCGCTGCCGATTGCTGGCCTCAACGTGGGAGCCCGATCTCGTCATCATCGACTACCTCGGACTCATCAAGGTTAACGCTGACGGTGCTTACGAACGCATGACCAAGCTCTCCAAGAGCATGATTCCGCTGAAGAAGGCACTAGGCTGCACCCTAATCGTCGCCGCCCAACTCAACCGCGGTAACGAACGAGAGGACCGTCCTCCCAGCCGCACAGATTTCCGCGACACCGGAAGCATTGAGGAAGATGCCCACCGTGTCTTGGCCCTGCACCGCCCTAGCAAGGACGACTCAGGCCAGCTACAGGGCTATGACCGGAGTGAGTATCTCCAAGAACTCTACCAACTCAAGAACCGCGATGGCAGTCTGGCTCAAACTAGATTGACATTCTTCGCACCACACACCAAATTCGCTGAGAGGACATAAACATGAATGAAACTGAACTACTAGCCCTGTACCGTGAAACTGCTGCGTTGCGTCAGCAACTGGCCGATGCTGAGGTCCGAGAGATGGCACTCAAGGATCAGATCGAGGGAGCCTTAGACTACATCTACCGTCAGGGCGACACTAGTCTAACCCGTGGACAGGTGGATGAAGTCATCTGCCGCCTTAACGGCGAATGAAACGGACACCTCTCAAGCGGGTGAGTAGCAAGCGCAGCAAGGAGCTAAAGGAATACTCTAAGCTCCGTAAAGCCTACCTTGAGGCTCATCCCTACTGCGAGGTGTATCTAGCCGAGAACGGCCTTAAATACGAAGGAAAGCCCATCGACGCGCCCTTGGCGACAGACATCCATCACCGCCGAGGACGCTGGCATGGCCGACTAAACGAAACAGAACATTGGCTCGCTGTATGCCGCGAGTCACATGAACGAATCCATTA